CAATTGGCTACAATGGATGAGGGATACATTTGGTATCACCAGTAGGGAAACACTTATTCTATCACACATTCGTTAATTATGAAAAGTCCAAAGCGAGCATACATGAAGGAACCTAAATTAGGCAATGCTGAACCAATGAACACTTCACGTATGACTACTAATCGTGGTACTACGGATAACCCTAATAAAGAAGAAAGTAATAAGCCTGGTCAACTTCCTTCTAAAGATGTTCAGAAACAATCTGAAGCTGATACCCTAAAGCGTCTCAAAGAGATGAAAGAAAAGCGTGAGCAAAAGGAACGTAAGCGTGGTGCAGGTCGTGAAGACATGATGAGCCGTCAACGTCAAGATACGATTATGCGTCGTGAAGAGGAGAAGAAAAAGAAAGCGCAAGGTATGGGTGGTGGTACCGTTGTTGGGTGATAAGTAATGGCTCAAGAGAAAAAACAATTATCATGGGAAGAGTGGCAAAAAAAAGCTAACGCTGAGTATGTAAAGGGGCAGCGTGGTCCTCAAGAAATGATTCGGGATTGGGGGTACCCAGAGGGTATGTCCCCGGATACTCACAAAATTGAGTTTGATAAAAGTAAGGTAAGAGCTAGGCCGCGAGCAAACAGAAGAGAAAGGCAGGCAAGGGCTAATGCTAATAGATCTCAATCTTTGAAAATTCAAACAGTTGGTAAAAATGTTTATCGCAAAGGTGTCGTAGCACCTAAAGGTTCTGATCTTCAAGAACACCACAAACGAATAGCCTCTGTTTATGATCAATTTTTTAAAGGGTTGAATGGTAAAGAACAGAAAGAGTTGGCTCGGTGGTTTGTTGAAGAAGGTAGCAGTTTAGGTAATGTTGCAGAAAACTTGGATGCTATATTTCAATCACAACATAGTGATATTCATAAATGGGCAGTAGACAATTTTATAGAACCAAAAAGCGGTAAACTTTTACTTGATTTTGAGAAATTTCCGCTTAATGAACGCTACCCTAGGATTATACAATTTTTAAAATATATTCAACCTGCTGTTGATGAGCAACTTCAAAAAATTAAAACATCAACACAAGATAAATTAGCACTTGATGATTCTGTAGAGTATCGTGCCGGTCTTCCTATGCCATCGCGTCAATTTATTAAACAAAACGCCTTAGGTGCTGGCGCTGGAGCAGTTACTGGTGCCATTACACCTGAATCAGCTTATGCTGCTGGTAAAGGTGATTGGAGGACTGCTGCAGTAGAAGGAGTTAAAGCTGCAGCTACTGGTGCTATTACAGGTGGTGCTATCCAAGCCGGCCTCACTAACTTAATGCCAAGAGTAGCCGCAGGTCTTGCTAGCGGTCCAGTTATGCCTCTTGTGGCTGGTGTTGGTACTGCATTGACCCTACAGGACGCTGCTCAAGCATATAAAGCAGGTCAGAGCGGGCGTTCTATTCCTCTTCAAAAGAAAGTTGAACAAGCACAACAGAATAAACGTCGTCAACAAGATGTAGCGCAATTCCGTGCTGCAATGCCAGGAGTTGCTAGTAAAAATCGTATGCAAGCAGACTTGTCTGGTAGATTGTCGCCACAGCAGATTGAATCATTCAGAGCTGGTGGTGGTAATGCAGCTATGATGCGGGACGGACTATCAGTACAGCAAGTCATTGAGCGTGGTTCATCGTTGCGTCTTAAGAAGATTGTTAACAGTACTATCCGCGATCAAGTCTAACCCCCTCACAGTGGTGCCTAGGAGCCTCTACAAGAGGCCTCTAGGTGCTTTCCTATACATCCTATCACATGGACACTTTAACCGCCCTTAAAGACGATTTTAAGCTCTTCCTTCAAGCACTGTGGGGACAGCTAGACTTACCTTCCCCTACACGTGCTCAATACGCCATTGCTGATTACCTACAACACGGTCCTAAGCGACTACAGATCCAAGCCTTCCGAGGAGTCGGTAAAAGTTGGATTACTGGAGCCTTTGTGTTGTGGACACTTTTTAATGACCCTGAGAAGAAGATCATGATTATTTCAGCTTCTAAGGAGCGTGCTGATAACATGTCTATCTTTCTACAGAAGCTAATTATCGAGACACCCTGGCTAGTACACCTTAGACCTAAGAGTGATGACTCACGTTGGTCTAGGATTAGCTTTGATGTCAACTGTTCACCTCACCAAGCACCATCCGTTAAGAGTGTCGGTATCACAGGTCAGCTAACGGGTTCTCGTGCAGACCTAATGATTCTTGATGACATTGAGGTACCTGGTAACTCGATGACAGAGATGATGAGGGAGAAGCTCCTTCAGTTGTGTACTGAGGCTGAGTCCATCTTAACACCAAAGAAGGACAGTCGTATTATGTACCTTGGTACACCACAGACTACCTTTACCATCTACCGTAAGTTAGCTGAGCGTAACTACCGTCCATTTGTTTGGCCGGCTCGTTACCCACGTAAGGACAAACTATCTCAATACGAAGGTCTCTTGTCACCACAGATTGTGGAAGACATAGAGATGGGGGTAGAGGAGTGGACACCTACAGATCCCGATCGCTTTACTAGTGAAGACCTAGTAGAACGTGAAGCTGCTATGGGTCGCAGTAACTTCATGTTACAGTTCCAACTAGACACAACACTAAGTGATGCTGAGAAGTTCCCACTTAAGTTCAGTGATCTTGTTATTACCTCTGTTAATCCTACTCAAGCACCAGATGCTGTTGTGTGGTGTAGTGACCCTCGTAATTGCCTCAAAGACCTACCCACTGTAGGATTACCTGGTGATTATTTCTACTCACCAATGCAACTACAAGGAGAATGGAGTGCATACACAGAAACAATATGTTCAGTTGACCCAAGTGGTAGAGGTAGTGATGAAACAGCAGCAACATACATAAGTCAAAAGAATGGGTTTCTCTACGTTCACGAAGTACGAGCTTATCGCGACGGTTATAGCGACAATACACTTCTTGACATCTTGCGTGGGTGTAAGCGGTACAATGTTACTAAATTACTCATCGAAACAAACTTCGGAGATGGTATCGTCGCAGAGCTGTTTAAGAAACACCTCCAACAAACTAAACAAGCAATAGACGTAGAGGAAGTACGTGCTAATGTACGTAAAGAAGACAGAATTATCGATGCACTAGAACCTATTCTTAATCAACACAAGCTAATTGTAGATAGAGGTGTAGTAGAATGGGACTATGCTTCTAATAGGGATGCAGCACCTGAGGAACGTCTTCTCTATATGCTCTTCTACCAAATGAGTAGAATGTGTCGTGAGAAAGGGGCAGTTAAACATGACGACAGATTAGATAGCCTAGCACAAGGTGTTAAATACTTTACAGATGCTATGTCTATCAGTGCTTATGAAGCTGTTAAAATGCGTAAGCAAGAAGAGTGGAACGACATCCTAGAGACCTTTATGGATGACCCAATAGCTGCTACAAATCACCTCGTTATGGGCATGAATTTAGAGCAAAGACGCAAAGCTAGAGGTAAGACAAAAAGTTCAGTCCCCACCTGGGTTTAAGCAGATCCCACCCGTAAAGCGGAAGCTGAAGGGTGGATCAGCCTCCGTGAAGGGAGGAAGACATGTCTCTAACAAGACACATCTTCCTCTTTATTAATGTCCCTGGGAATGGACATTCTGTAAGTACTACTAAATCCAAAAGACACAAACTTCCACTAACTAACTATTACTAAGTTAATACTGTGAATACTGTGAGATTAGAGAGCGAAGCTCTCATCACTACTGTTACTACTGTTATTAACTCTCCTACTAACCTCCGTTAACGTATGAGTAGAACATATCGTAAACAACCATTACGTAATCAATTTCGTAATCCTCAAACCTTTAACGAACGTAAACAAGTATTAGTATCTAACGATTACTACGATACTCAATATCGGGTAAGTACTCGTAAACGTTTTATCCCTACAGCATGGGATGATCTTACTGCCACCTCCATCTACCAAAACGATCACAAGTCCTAATGACTACCCACCAAGTCAAACTAGTTCACATCACCCCTAACGCTGAAGAGCTTATTTCTTACATGGCTAGGGTATCTAACCCAGCTAATCAATCAAACACTGAGACCAGTGCTAAACTAATTAAGTACCTCATTGATCATCAACACTGGTCACCTTTTGAGATGGTGAACATGTGCGTAGAGATTAACACTACCCGTAGTATAGCAGCACAGATCCTTAGGCATAGGTCCTTCTCCTTTCAGGAGTTCAGTCAACGGTATGCTGAGGTTCCTATTCCTGCAGAACTTCCTAAGCTTCGTAGACAAGATACTAAGAACCGTCAGAATAGTATTGATGACTTGACTGATGATACCAAACGTCTCTTTGATTATCGTATTGGTATGTTGTACGGTGATGCCTATAAGATCTATAAAGACATGATAGCAGCTGGGGTAGCTAAAGAATGTGCTAGAGAAGTTCTACCTCTAGCTACACCGACTCGACTGTACATGAACGGTACTATTCGGTCTTGGATTCATTACTGTCAACTTAGGTGTGGTAATGGTACACAGCTAGAACACAGGATCATCGCAGAAGGTGCCTACAAGCTCCTACAAGAGCATCTTCCTAGTGTGTGTGCTGCATTGACTGTTTAACTGATTAAACCCTACATAGGCGCTGGACTGTTCTTCTGGTGGCCTTACACGTGGATCCATTTAATTATGTCTAAAGCTAAATCTAAAAGTAACTGGTGGTCTAAGCTTGGTCTGAAGACTAATCCGTATGTTTACGGTCCTATGCCTTGGAAACGTACTAGTCTGCGTGCCCGTATGTTAGAAGCTCGACAAACAGGTAAACTCGCTTGGGTATGGAAAGACGGTCAAGAGGCTCGTAGATTTCACGGTTATAGTTAATTAACTTGGTTGGGAGTTAACTCTCCCTTCCTAAAAAAAATAACATAAATTTAACAAGCCTTATATCGCCAGATGGCCTCGCAATTCCCCCCGGTACCCCCTCCTTATATACAGGGACGCACTGTTGATATTCCGTGTGCTGTTTAATTCTTTCTCATCAGGACAGAGCTATTGAGAATACTAGTGGCAAGGAGTTGCGATCAAGGACGCACACCTTGTATCAATAGCTTTGTCCAGAGTATCTGCATCAGGCACAGGTACGCAGGACATTGGACAAGGTGTTAGGTATCAGCACTGCTATCATCATCTATTGTCACGCCTTATTGAGAATGAATCGCAATAAGGATGATGTAAGTAATTAGACAGCAGTGAGTATAACGCTATATGTAGTGGTGTGTTGATAGGGTGACACTAGGTAGGATATAAAGCGATCTGTATGCGAAGCATATACCAGTTAGACAGCGCAGCTATATCGCTCTCAGCCACGCCTGTAAGCCTCTCTAAGGCGCCTCTAACAGTTATTAGGTATACTGACCCTGAAGCGCAGTAGAGCGGCATTACAGAGGCACGTAGAGAAAGTATTCACACTCACGCAATCTAAC